TAATCTTTCGTTTTCAATCGTACTCATATTTTATTCTTAATATGTTCTGTAATTATTGTTATTGCGGTTTCAGTACCTAAATATATAGATGCTATTATTAACCAATCGGTAGAAGTTATTTTGCTAAATGCTAAAAAAATAGTAGCGATTAAAAAAACAAGTAACTTTCTACTTATCCATTTACTCAATATTTTATCTATTTGTTCTTTGCTCATATTTTAAATTATCGTATTTTTCTCTAATTGCTTTTCGCTCGTTTATTATTTCAACAGGAACTTCTACTTGTAGTTCACGCTCTCTTATATAAGCCCAATCAGTTTTTGAAAGCTCCTCAAATTGCATTTGATTAATTTGCTCTAAAGTGTAAACAACTTCTCCACTTACTATTTTACCATCTTTTAAAGTTGGCTCTGTAATTTCTTCAAATTCTTTATACCATTCAAAGTAAATTAGATTTTCTTCTTGTTTAGGTTCAGTGCCTCTTAAACCTAAAAATATTCCGTCTTGTGTAAATAAAATATAATCCATATTAACCTTTATAATAAATGAAATTTCCTCTTATTGTTTTTTGATTTCCAGAAGTGAATGCGATTTCAGAATTGTTTTGAAAAAAAGAAACAACATTTGAATTTCCGTTTATCAAATAAATACCATTTACATTGCTAACAATTCCATTATTTCCAACACCTACGTTTGTTTCTTTTCTTTGAAAAGAATTATTATTATTTATTAAAGTAAATGAAGTTGTGGTTGAGTTTGAAACTCCTTGTAAAAAATAATCAACTAAAACAAAACCGTTTCCAAAGTCGTATTCTTTAATAATTTTAAAACTAAATGAACTCCAACCAACAATAGTTGAAGTTGCAGAAGTATCAGTCACGACAGCTTGACCTATTTTTAAAGCCAACGCATCAAATACCGCATTTTGACTTGGTGCAATTGTAGTAACTCCGTTTGTTATACTGTCCTCTATAATAGTCTTATTTTTCCATAAATCCGTAGAAGTTTCGTAAATTAAACCTTGATTATTTAAAGGTGTAGAAATTGCAACATTATGAAGTTCATCTAATTCCCAACCATTCATTATTTTTACATAAATCTTACCATTGTTTGCGTGTGCGTATTCAACATATCCTACAATAACAATATGACTTGGTGCAATTGGTTTAACGTTTGTTAATCTACCAGCAGTTGTTGGACTAAGATATAATACATCGCCATCGCTCCAAGTTTCACCTTGCAAACTACCTGTTGTATTTATATTTTCAAGTTGTCCAACAGTCATTATAAATCCCTCTTGATTTGTTGCAATAGTTTCACAAACAACCCCTAAAGTATCTGCTGAATTATTATCGTTATTAGCTTGTGCTAAATTAACTGCTAATCTTTGTCCTTGCGCTCCGCTTATTCTAACAACTTGGTAAGATGCTTTTGTAAGTGTAGTATTTGGTGTTACTTTGTTGACAATTCTTGCAACTAAATCAACTCCATTTTTTAAAATAACGTTACCACCTTTTAAAGTAGTTTCTGAACTTCCTATTGTATCATTCCATCTTGTTACAGCAACTCCAGCAGTTCCAGTTGGTGTTGTGTCTAATTCTATTTGACCAGCTTTTAATTCATATTCTCCTAAATCTACATTTTGATTTGCTCCTGTGTATGGCACGAAACCTGTAACGTCTGGAATAGTAGGTTTGTTTAATATTTCAGCAACTCCACTTGTCGCATTCCAATCACTATTTACTTGTGTAACTTGCAATTCCCAAACTGCACTATCTTCTGTTGCATCAGTACAAACATAAATAGCACCATTATCTAAAATCCATCTACTATCTATTGCAAAGCCTTTAGTACTATCATCAGTTGCAGTTGGCGTAATTGTAAAATTATGCGATACTTCACGAATAGTAAATCCGTCTTGTTGCATTACGTATTGTCGACCTGCTTCCCATTTTAACTCGTAGTCTAATGAACAAACTAAAGCCACTCCTTTAGCGCCACCATTACCAGAATCAGTTAAACCCTTTCTTATTCTTGAACCATTATCAAAAGTAATTTCGTCACCATTACTAATAAAAATATTCTCGCCATCGGTTGCATTACCCTCAACTAAAACTTGGTTTAAGTTTTGAGTTCCACCACCGCCACTTGCTGAAATTATTGGATTTTCAGGGTCTGTATTATCAACGCTTATATTTGTACCAGCTACAACCGATTGAACACCACCACCACCAGTATTAGTGTTAACTAATATTTGTGTAACGTTAGGTGTTGCGTTTATCGTAACCTCTTGCTCAACTTTAGTAACGTTTATATTAACTTGTTCCATTAGTTTGTAATTGTTTTAACTACTTGAAATAAACCGCCTACATAATACTTAACCTCATTACTTGCTAAAGTAATTTTAATATCGTATTCATAGTTACAAGTTGGTATAGTAATTATTTGTTCATTGATTTTAAATTGTCCATTAACCGCATCTGTTATTGTAATTCCTGCACTTCCAACACTTGTTAGTGTTAAAACTGCACTTGAACACGCATCTTTTTTAACTTGCATACGAATAACCGCACCTGTTAAATCTAAAGGCACATTATCAATTAATATTTCAAATGGTACTTCGTTAAAAGTTGCGTTTCTTTGTGCTTGTAGGTTTAATATTCCTATCATTTTGCTCTTGCTTTTTTAAAAATAACTCGATTTTCTCGATGTTAATTTCTTGTTTTACATTCGTTTTCTTAATTGATGCCATAATACGTATTCATCTTCTGTTATTGTACTTTTTGGAAAATACCAACCGCTATTACTTGCTCTTTGTGGATTAACTATTGCATCCGAACTCGTAACATACTCTGGTAATTGCTTTTTACACAACCATTTTTTCATCCTTTCAGCGTACATATCCGCAACTAATCTGCGCTCATTAACTAATCTTGATAACGTTTGCTCACTAACTGCGGTTGTATTTGCAGGTGTTGGTATTGTTATACCATTATTAGCAATACTAAAAGCACCGATTTTCAAATACTCCGTTGCGCTCTGTTGAATTAAAAATGGTTTAATGTAATCTGAATACAAAGTTAAGTAATTTCCGTTTAAATCATCGTTTTCAAAGTCAGTTTCTATTTTATTATATAAAGTTTCTCCTAAAAGCTCCTCCAATCGTGTAGCTTGTGCATCCATAATACACTGACGTAGTTTGTCAGTGTCAATATTACCACCTAAAGGAGTGTTTTTTGTTATGTCGTTATCTGTTAATAGTATTACCATTTTACTCCGCTTTAAAATAATTATTACTTGCTTGTGCAGGTTGTGCCACTAAAGGGTCATTCTCTTTAAACTTTGCATCTTTACGTTTGTCTGGGTCTAAGTCTAAAATCATTTTTTTAGCATCGTTAACAGATATTGAAGTGTTGTTTTTACGTAAATAGATTTTACGCATCCAAAAATGTTTGCAGTTAACTCCGCCTTTGTATAGCCATATCGAATAAGTATCTGCACCCTTTAACCCTAATCCTGCATTTACCACCTTGCTACCTGCTAATTCAATATCCTCTTTTCGATAAACCTTATTAGCTGAAATCATTTTATTACAAAAATCTCTTTCTCCCTCTTTTGCTCCTGCATATTGATAACGAATTTTAAAAAGACTTGTGTCTTGTTCACTTGTAACGTTTGGAAAAGAACTCGGAACTTTTGCTAAATGTAAAGCGGTTTCAGTTAGTTGAGGTTCGCCACTTATTGCAGTTTCATCTACTAATTCCCACTCGTTTTCGTCTATTATTTCGCCTAACTCAATCAATGGTTCTGCAATTGGTTTTATTTCTTGTTTTGATAATACAAGTTGTTCACCGCTTTTTGCTTCGTCTGTTTTCGCTTGTCTTAATGGAATAAACTCTAAAGTTTCTTGACCTCCTACTAAAGTAAAAACTTCTTGAAAAGCATCAAGTATAATTTCTTGTTTTGGTTGTATAACATTTAACATAGTTTCATTAAATGCGGTTTCAATTTCTTCTGCATTACTTGAAAATCCTGTTGCGTTACTTATTCCTAAAATTGCACTTGATACAACTTTATGTGCAACCATTAACTTTTGTTGTGCCTCACGACTTAAAAACTCATATTGCTGGTACGCATCAACTATTTGAACTTGCTCTATTGTTGTTGCATTTTCTTTACTATCGTTAAAAGCTACAACTACAACTCCTGCGTTATTAGTTCCTGTTGTGCCACCTTTATATTCTCTTGAAATTTTATTACGTTCTTCTTCGCTCTCAGGAACTCCGTTATTTAGATTTATGATAGTTGAAACCATAAACTTATTTTGAACGTGGTTTATAAAGAAATTAGATATTTCTTCTTCAACCTTTGCGTATTGCAAAGCACTTACATAACTTGGATTTGAAAAATAAAACTGTCCTACTTGGTAATCTTTAATTACAAATATTTCACTACGATTTCCACCTTTACCAAATCCATAAGCGTCAATTCTTTTAGGTGGGTATTTTCTTTGATTGCTCCAATCGTAACAATACCAATATCCTGTTATTTTTCCCTCTTCATTTGCCTTTTCAGGTGCAATTTTCTCTTTAGGTGTGTGAACTATTTTTAAAGGTTTACCGCCTTTGTAGATAATTTCAAAAGATGCCTCTTCAAACATTTCAAAATCTTTTACAATTTTGCGAACTTCTTTTTTATTAAATAAAGGAATGTCTATATTTAAACCTAATCCGTAAATCATACGACTATACGAATCAATAATAGCTGAATTTGTAGAGCTACCATTATATCGGTCTATAATATACTGATAAAACTCATTATTTTCGCCATTTAAAACCCAATCATTGTTGTTTTTTTCAACGATTTGAGGTCTTACATAACTCGATAATTTAATAATTTCTATATTTGGCTTGCTCATAATAGTTTATAATTTTCTAAATCGGTTTCGGTTGTTGCGTATGCTTTACCACGCCACACCAATTCGTTGTTATTTCTGCATACAATTTCGTAACTACCACCATCTTTGAATTCAAAATCAAAATCAAGTCTTAAATATCCATTATCTTTGAATGATGTTATATTTTCAATTGTAGTATTAGTATCTGTTAACTCGTGGCGTATTGTTAAAGTAATATTTTCAACGTATAAACGTGGAACTACTTTTAAAGTATGGTTTAAATTGTTTGAATTAAATACTTTCATATCTATATAACGAAAAAGTTTGATTTTTTTGCAAAAAAAAAGGTATGAATTTAATCATACCTTTTAAAAAAATAGAAATTATTTACACCTCCCCGATTATTTCAGCTGATACTAATGCTAATAATGCAGTTTTCATTCCACTATTTAAAAATGGTGCGCCAAGTTTTTCAGTACCTGTTAACTCAATCGTGTATCCTGTTAAGTCTCCACCTGCTCCACCTGTAACGATACTTCCTGCAGTCATTTCCATTCCGTTTTCAACACCACATAAAACTATATTTCCGTTGTAGTCTTCCACAAATACTTGAGGTCTTCCGTACATCATTAGCGTTAACTCTTGTTGAGTTTCTGCATCTAATTTTGGAAAAGTAGCTGCAATAACTTGACTTAAAAAAGCCGTTCCGTTATCTCTTGAAACATTTGCAGTCTGTGTTAACGTGTTTGTTGTTCCTTTTAATTCCCACTTGAAAACCTCTGCTAAAGTACCTAAAGCAGTTACTATTTGATTTGCTATTGTATATCCATAAGCGTCGAAATTAGCGAAGTATAGCGCTTTAATTCCACCCATTTGGTCTTTACATACAATTTTTTTTCCTTTACCTAAATCACAAGCCATATTCGATATGTTTTAAAAACCGCCTTAATTAAAAGGCGGTTATGTTAATAATTATGCTATTGGTCTTGCCCAAACAATCTCTGAACCATAAGCGTATTGTACACCTGCATTGTAAACCATTGTACCTCTAACTTTTCCAGTTAGTAAACCAATTGAATCTTCATCTACAACTTCGATTTGGTTGTGGTCTGCTAAAGCACCAGTTCCAAAAGCAAGGTTTTTAGGGTCTGCAATTACAATAGTTGAAGATGGTAAACCTGTATCAACTACTAAAGTATAGTTTCCAAATACTAATGAAGTATTAGCGTTTCCACCTAAACCATTTGCAATTCCTTTAGATGCTAAAAAGAAGTTATAAAATTGAGCGATGTCAGCAGAAACTGAAACTTTCAATGTATTTTTACCTCTCAATTGAACAGGAACTGCATTTAAAGCTAATTTAATTTGAGCTTCTACGTTTGCTTCTGTAATTGTATCTAAATCAACATCGATAACTGTTGCATCTGCTAAAAATAAAGTTAAGAAACCATCGAACTCTCCTGCGTTGTCTTTATCTCCACTCCAAATAATACTACCAAAATCCTCTGCGTTATCTGCTAATTTATTAGCAATAATAGCGTCAAGGATTTCTTTATTCATTGTGTCATTTGATGCACTTGCTCCCATTGACTCCTCGCCCCAAGTTGCTCTAAAATCTTCTTTACATAAATCGAAATCGTCTTTGAATTTTTTAGGCTCAAGGATTGCCTCGCTTAATGTAACCGAACCTGCTGGAACGTGTCCACAAGTGTAGTCTCTTCTACCGCTTGTTGTTGCTAATTTACGTAAAACAATTTTGTTGTTTACGTTTGGTAAAATTGTTAAGATACCATTTTTCAAAGCATCCGCCTCTTTGAATGTTTTAAGGAATAAACCACCTGCTGTCTTACCTGCGTAGCTTGATGTAATTGTTGTTGTTGTTGCCATTTGTTATTTTTGTAATTCGTTTAAAATTGCTTCTTTAAAGTTTTTAGGTTCTTTAACCTCTTTTGTTTCTGGTCTTGAAGTTGTTTGTGCGCTTAAAGAAATTTCAGTTGCTTTTAGAAATTCTGCTTTAAGGTTTACATTATTAGCTTCAATCATTTTACCAATTGCAACTAATGTTTCATTTTTAAAGGCACTCAATTGCGTTTGCATATCAACTGATTCCTCTTCTACTTCTACTTCTGATTCTGTTTTCATTACTTCTGTAATTTCACCAGCAACCACAACTAATGTAGTTCCATCTTTACCAACGTATTTTCCGTCTGGTGCATCAATCGCTAACTTTACATCCTCTTCTTTTGGTGTATCTGTTGGCGTTTCCTCTGTGCTTAACTCTACTTGAACATCATCTTTGATGCTAAGTAAGTCTTTTAACGCACTTAAAAAAGTGTTTTCTTTACTCATTTTATAGTTATTTAATTTAAACTCTCCTTCAATAGAAATTCCTTTAATTTCTCCGCTTTTAATCTTTTCTCTTACCTCTTCGTTTTCAACTTTCATAATTGCAAACCAAGTTCCAATAGGTAAATCAAATCCGTATTCATTAGATTTGTCTTGCTCAAACTCTTTAATCCAACTTTCAACAATAGTAACTCCGTTTAATTTTAAATCTGTATGCTCTGAATTACTATTACTTTGATGTCCGTTAATATGAAAATGACGTTGTGCAAGTTCAATCGTTTCTTTAGGAAACATTATATTATATGGTTCTCCGCTTTGTGTAACTCTTAATATTTTCTGATTAGGAATTAAAACAGGTGTCATTAACAAACCTTTTTCAATTTCTTTTAACATTACTATTTCTTCCTCTTTAGATAGGTATATCCCAACCTCTTCAATTGCAGGTTCTTTTACTAATGCGAAACCGAAAACCCCTCTTTTTTCTTCAGGATTAAAATCTACTAAATACGTTTCCATAACTCTATAACGAAATTAAATTAAAATTTATGCTTTTTATTTGTAAGTTTTTTTACAAAGTCGCATTATTTACAATATTTCTATTCATTGCTTGTTGTGTTGTAACTTGTCCTGCTACTACAAACGCTTGTACAGGTGGCTGCTCTTTTCCTAAAGTAGTTGCTATTTGATTGACTCCTGCATTACCTACTACATTGAATGTTGGTGCTGACGCTCCACCGCCTCCACCACTTGGCGCACTTGCTCCACCTCCGCCTGTACTCATTTCGGGTGTTTTTAAAATGTCTTTAACCGCTTTAAATCCAATTCCAACTACTGACGCTATATTAACCAACTTTACACCAAACTCAAAAGGAGTAGTGGTCTTTGTTGCTAACTCTGCTGTTATACCTTGATAGGTATTAATTAATGCTTGACTAATTGCAAACGCTTTACCTGCCTTTGAATTTTTACCTAACAATTCTGAAACCTTACCAAATGAAACTCCTAATGTATTTAATTTTTGTGCTTGTAAAGTTTTTTCATCCGCTAACTCTTTATCTTTTAATGCTTTTTTATCAGCTGCAAGTTTTTGTTCTAATGATAACCTATCTGTTACATATTTAGCCTCAAGTGAAAGAGTACTTGCTCCTGCATCTGTTAATATTTTTAAGCGTTCCTCATATTCTCTTTGTAGTTTTTGCGTTGGTGTTTCTTCAGGTGCAAGTTCTGCATCGATTTGTTTTAATATTTCATCCGCTTTCTTTTTTAATTCCGCATCTTTTTTTAATTTTTCCTCTGCAAGTTTTCTGCTATTTTCCTCAATAGTTTTTGCTTGTTCATTTATAGCGTCAAGTTCTTTTTTTCGTGCTTCTGTTTTTCTTTTTAAATCCTCTTCATTTGCTTTTTCACGATTTTTAATAGCTTCCTCATTTGCTTTTTTTTCTGCATCGGTTTGCTCTTGTCTTTCGGCTACTCTGTTATCTAAAATTAATTTTCGTCTATTTAGTATAGAAGTTTTTAAATCGTCATTTGCTTTATTAAAAGCCTCTAATGCTTTTTTAGCGGTTTC